CGGAGAGCGAGGCAGAGATCAAGTGTTTGGTGTGCCAGGAGAAGGAAGGGACGGGTAAACCAACCGCCGAAGGGCATACGCCGTTCTCAGAATCATTGGAAACAATTCCGCTGGGCAAGGAAAAAATATGAATGAGCGTGATTTAATAATTGCATTTTTAAAAGATATGGGATTTGAGAACGTTAACGACGGATGTTTAGAACTTTCACATTTAATGTCTAATTCAAAAACCGTCAACTCCTACGAATCCAACCAAGCCGAGATCGACAGGCTGAAGAAATTGAATGGGGAATTGGTGGAAGAGTTAAGGGCGTACCACAATATAGCCCAACCCGATTGTAATACCAAATGTACAGCAAAAATACTGATTGCCAAAGCCGAGAGGGAGGTTTAAATAGGGATGAAGAGGACTTGCATTCATTGTAAAAAAATAAAAACCATAGGAAGATTCATGAGGAATAAAAAATGTCCTAATCGGCACAGCAGTGTTTGCTTAATATGTGCAAGGGGCGCAAACAGGAGACTCAAGGTAAGGTATCCGTGGTATGTTTCGTGGTTGAAAGCAAAAGAGAGGTGCAACGATAAAAATCATTACAAATATCACAGGTATGGAGGAAGAGGGATTCAAATGAATTTATCGCAAAAAGGCATGACCTTTTTATGGAAAAGGGACAAGGGAGGGTTGTTGAAAAAACCCACATTGGACAGGATTGCCAATGACGGCAATTACACTTTATCCAATTGTCGATTCATTGAAAGAGAAGAGAACAGCAGCAAGGGGGCGAAGTAATGGACGAGATGACAGAAGAGAAAGCCAGGGAGATAGAGGAAAATTTCCTTAAACAAAATAAACTTCAGATTAGAACAAAGGCACCGCGTCTCATAACATTTGTCAAAGGCTACCTCGAAAGAGTCGCCCAAGAAAAATCCACCCAAGAGAAACAGGCGGAAAATGCTTATCGTTGGGGTGTTGCTTTGCGCTCAAGGGCAAATGGAAAAATATATCGCCAATGTTGTGAGATGATTACGAAGACTGTAGCCGATGGCAAGAAAAGGCTTGAGGTCACTTTCATGCCTTGGGAGGTTCTAGAGTCCGAAAGGGAGAAGGTGAGGATTGCGGTGGAGGCGTTGGAGTTGTTTAGGGGGTGCTATGAGCATCCTTTAGATAAGTTAAACCCTTGCGCTTGTGGAACCGGTTGCGACATGGGTGAAGCCGGTCCTGGGGCAATTGGACAGCATGACCCAGAATGTTTGTTTCCAAGGGTTATGGATGCCCTATCCAAAATAAAAGAGGTGAAGTGATGGATGAGAAAACTTGGTGTGCTTGGTGCGTTAATCCACTTAAATATCAAAAAGAACATCCCGAATGTTATCGGCACGTTAAAGAATATATGGCAGAACTCAAGGAAAAGGACGATAGGATTAAGAAACTAACTGGGGCATTGGCCTTATATCAACCCGCCTCAAAGGATAGGACTATTGAGGTTTGGAAAATGAACAGTCGATGGATGAAGATAAAAACGAGTTATGGGAGTTTTACTTCTGACATGAAAACGAATCTAACTGTAACGGTAACACGCAAAGAGGAAGCCCTATCCCAACCCGCCCCGAAAGAAAAAATAAAGCCAGATTGTTGCGCCGATATGGGAATTTGTAATTGTGATTCCGGTCCGCTGGGCAAGGAAAAAATATGAATGAGCGTGATTTAATAATTGCATTTTTAAAAGATATGGGATTTGAGAACGTTGATTCCAGAGATAGAATACATTGCCCATCATGGGCATATGAACTTGCGGAAAAATTAATTGATCAAGGATGGATTAAAAAGCCATGAAAACCAAGAGAGGAGCTACTTTCTACGGGGAAGATAACCTGGAAAAACTGCTTCAATGGGCGGACCCGCTCACACTGCATCAAGCTAAACAGAAATGGAGAAAATTGGGCAAATGTTCTAGGAACAAACGAGCCATCTTTAAAATCACACTTGAGAAGGTTATGGAATAGATGATGAAAATCCTAAAAATAATAAAACACATTTGGAATCTTCCTGAAAACATGGAACAGATTCAGGGGAATTTTGCTGAATCCGAAAGGAGCGCGAAACAGGCGCACTCTAGAATTATGCACCATGAAAAAATGTGTCCAGACTTAAAACCGGGAGCGTACCCAGATGATGACGCTATGGGGAAGGAATAGATTTAATGCCGCGTTCTGTGGTGGGGCGCGGTATTAGGGAGGCCCTGAAAGAGGGATGCGATTGCTGAACCACTATGGACGCATAGCCGAGGTAAAACGCAATCAATACGTAGGTTCAAGCCCTGCGACTCCCGCCAGATTTGTTCTAGTACGAAAGAATAACCTAGGTGTTCGATCAAGGAAAGAACGAAACCGAAAAGCCGAAGTCTTGCTAGGGGGCGGCGAGGAGTAGGCAGAAAAACGGGATGCCCCCGCCAGATGCTGGTGAATCCAGTTGTCCAGGCGGTAGTTAAGGCGATAAACGATATGCAGATTAAAAAATAGCTTGCCATAACAATTCAAATTTACTAGGTTCTAAACCTTGATGAACATTCATGAGATTCATCGAGGGGAAAGTTATAAACAGGTATGCCTGTCACGGGCGACCTGTTTTTTTTATGTCTAATGAGAAATTTATCAATAGGGTAATCAATACGAAATGGCTAGACACAAATTTCCTAAAGGTCACAAATTTGCAACTGGGGGGGCAAGGCCGGGATCAGGCCAGCCCTCTTCTGTTTTTAAAGCTAAATGTCGAGAGCTTGTGGATAAAGGCCAGCTTGTCGAGATGTTGCACGATATGGCAAGCGGCAAAGATTTTGAGCAAAAGATTAACGAGAATGGGGAAACGGTGGCTTACCCTTGCCACCCAAGAGATAGGCGCGAGGCCGCGATTTATCTCATTGAACACGGTTACGGGAAACCCCTTCAATCGATCTTGGAGGTAGGGGATGAGGACGGGACAAGACTCAGAGGACGTTTATCTGCGGAAGAAATTATCCGAACTATCGCCGCGCTCGAAGGAGGGCCTCTTAGATGATCTCAAATACGAGCTTGAATGGACGAGAAAGAACCGGCGGATTCAATTTTTCACACCTAATGGCAAGCAAGAAGAGTTTGTCAAAATTGCTCAAGACACATCCGGCCTTGTTTCAATCCTTTCATCTGCCAACGGTGTTGGTAAAACTGCCGATATTGTTAATATCTTTGGCAATCTTATTTTCGGGCCTCAAAGTCATTGGTTCGATACGGAACTCTTCCGGAACTGGCCTTATCCCAAACGAATCCGTTACATCACAAATCCCAAACTGGTTGAAGAGATCGGCCCATTTCATTCTGAGATCGAGAAGTGGTGGCCCAAAGGCAAATACGAGGTCCACAAGGCTGGCAAGAATTACTTCTCTCAGTACAAGGCAAACGGTTGGGTGGTGGATGTTATGACCTACGATCAAGATGTCAGCCAATTTGAAGGCGGGAACCTGGGCTTGGTTGTGTGCGATGAGCCGCCTCCACGAGGGATATACCATGCTTGTATAACACGGCTGCGGATGGGTGGCCTCCTGTTCGTGTTGATGACCCCATTAACCGAGGCGGCCTGGTTCTTTGAAGAAGTGGTCCCGCGAAACGAGAGCCGCATCGTCTATGCCTCGATGGAAGACGCTTGCAAGGAGCATGGAATCCGAGGCCACTTGGATCACAACCAGATCATGAAGATGGTCGAAGAGATGGACCCCGACGAGATCGAAGCGCGGGTACACGGGAAAGCAATGTACCTTAAAGGTCTGATTTATAAAGTTTTTGATTACAATGTCCACGTCGCAAAAGAAAATATCCCTGTCCCTTGGGACGCTCCCATTTACCACATCGTTGATCCGCATACCGACAAACCTTTCGCAATGATCTGGGGATATCCAGACAAGCAAGGTGTATTCCGCCAGGTTGATGAGTGGCCGAATGAGGATTTCTACCGGATGCACGGATGCAGTTTTGGTATCGAAGACTACAAGAAAATAATCCTGATGAAAGAGGAAGGCTGGAATGTGCAGAAGAGGATTATTGACCGCCATTTTGCAGACATCGAGAGCGTCCAGACCAGGACCACGATCCGGCAAGAGTTCGGGAAGGTGGGCCTCAGATTTAATCCGTCCTACAAAGCATCCGAAGAAGTTGATACCGGGATAATCAAGGTTCGGTCGGCGCTCCGGTACAACACCAAGAAGCCAATCGATTCAGCAAACCAACCAAAGTACATTGTCAGTCCCAAATGCAAGAACACGATCAAAGGATTTCAGCGTTGGTCGTTCGATCCTAAAACGGGGAAGATTCGCGAGGAATACAAGGATTTCATGGATTGCGTTCGATATGGGTTGATGGACAGTCCGCGCCTAGAAGAACCGATTCCAGATAACCAGCCTCGCAAACTATACGGATAGGAGAAACTTTATGCCAATTTTCGATCGACCCCGACCAAATGTTTTCGGCCCCGGTGGACCTGACCAGTCAGTTCAGCCACTTTACGATCCAGATCGACCAGCTCCCACTCTTGACCCCGCTTCGCTTCTTGCCACGTTACCGGGTGATCAGCCCGCTGAACAATCAGCCCAGAAGTATACGGATATGGGAATCGATGAAATGGTTCAGATGGAAGTTGCAAGCATGGTCACAGCTCGAAAGGAATCGTCTTATGAATCTTGGAAAACCAAGAAATTCATGTGGGATAAATGCTGGGAGCATTACAAACAGGTTTATGACAGGACGAACAAGCAGTCATGGCAATCGACCACGTTCCAGCCGGACACGACAAAAGTTGTTGAGATCATTACGGCCAATCTTCATAGCGCATTAACGGCCCCGAATTCCCCGGCAGAGTGGCAATGCAAGGTCAAGCAGTACGAGAACCAGGTTCGGCATATCAATTCGATTGTCAGCAAAGATTTGGAACACGCCAAACTTAAAGTTGGGTTAACGAACTACCTTCGGACCTTGTGCATTGTTGGGACTTCAGTTGGAAAGGTGGGCTATGACCTCAAAAAGAAAGTCGTCATGGCGAAGAACAAACCCCAAGCGAGTGTTCTTGAACGTGCTATGGCGGCATTTCAAGGCCGGCCCCCCCGTGTTCCACCCGAGACTTTTACTCCCCAGGAAATGACGGTTCGAGATTGGGCAACCGTTAATTATGTTGATCGGTACAAGATTTTCCCGCAACCGTACACAGACAGGATTAGCTCAGAGTTTTGGATTATCGAAGAGTCTGTCATCACAAACGCGGAGCTTGTTGCGCTTGCTAACGATCCAGATCCGTTTTATCGATTACAGAATGTGACCCCGAACTTATTGAACCAGAGCTTCGGGCAGGTCGTCCAATACGATGAAGATACTGCGGCCCGCCGCGCGGCACTCTTACAAGATGATCCAACAATGTCTTACATGGACCCAGATACGCCCCATCAGCTACTTGAATATTGGGGGCCTGTTCCGGCTTGGATGTTGGACCCTTCAAAGAGATATGACGAGGCGACAAAGAACGAGCAGGTCAACGCTTGGATATGGATTATCGATGGCAAAGGATGTGTACGGAAAAGCTTGAACCCAAACCGAGATGGCGAACCACCATATTTCAAAGATACCTACATTTCGATCCCCGGCGATTGGGATGGTATCGGGCCGGCTGAGATCATGCTCGGCCTTCAGATCGAAAAGAATGAGATGGTCAACACAGGCTCGGACCAAGTGAACTTAAGCCTTCAAAAGATTATTGCGGTACTCAAGGATAAGATCCCGTCCAAGGATTGGAAGCGGTTGAAGTCTGAGCCGGCAGCCATATGGACATTTGAAGGGATCGAGGATATTCGGAAAGCGTTTACGATTGTCGAGTTCCCGGATATGACAAAAGATTGGTACATGAAAATTAGTATGGTGGATCAGGCTATCCAGGAAGCGACCGCAGCGGTCAAGGCGACCATCGGGGTCGGTGGTGCAGAGGATGAGGCCGGAGGCGGAACATTCCGTGGCCAGCTTATGAACAAACAGGTCGCTGGCGAACGGTTCATGTTGACTGCCAAGGGGATAGAGGCCAATGGGCTTAAGGATTTATATCGAAAGACTTATCAGCAGGTTTATCAGTACAAGAGTTTCGAATCGATTTCAAAGATACTTGGCAAGGAAGAGGCGGCCAAGTTCCAATATCTTCTACCGGAAGAGTTGGATAATGTCGCGAACTTGGTACCTCTGGGCGTGATGACTCTTGAAAGCAAAGGTGTCAAGTTGGGCCAGATGGAAGGGTATGCGAAGCTCTGGATGAATGAACCTTGGCTCAAGAAATACGATCTTGCCCGCAAGATGTGGTTGGAGATGGGCAACTCTGATCCGGACGGAGTGATTTTCTCGGAAGAGGAACTTCAGCAATTTAATGAATTCCGGAAAAAGATGATGCAATCATTTCCTGGTTTGCCCGGTGGCGCGCCGGGACAAGGGCAAGGGCCACAATCAGGCCCAGGACCAGGGGGACCGCCGGGGCAACCTGGGGCGGGTAATGTTCCCCCCAGCGCAGGGGGCGGGTTGCCGCCATTGCCTGGTGCGGGGCCGGGACCAGGATCAGGGAAGCCTTTAGAGTTAGCTTAATTCATGGAGGGAAAGATGGCAATATCGATTGGTGACATAGGATGGGCAGTAAAACAGATGCAGGACGGGCAGTTTGTTCAGCGTGGAGGATGGAATGGCAAAGGGCAATATCTGGGAATTCAGATTCCGGATGCACTCAGCGCAAACTCATTGCCTTATGTTTGGATCAGGACGGTCCAGAAACAACGGGTACCCTGGGTATGCAGCCAGACGGATTTACTTGCGACTGATTGGCAAGTTGTAAAGATTTAATTCATGGAGGGGAAAATGATAAGAAGCACTACAAGGTCCAAAATAGAGGAAGGATTTCAAAAAGAGTGGAGAGCCCGGCTTCAGCGGATGGAAGAGAAGCTAGTTCAAAGAGAGGCGGAGTTATCCAAGCGTGAAACAGAGGGATTCCAAAAAGAGGTTGCCGCGATGCGGATCTCAGTTGCGGAAGAAAATGCGGCACTTTATAAAGGCCGTATGCAGGCCGCAGAAGGATATTACAAGGACATGGTCGCAAAAATGATGCTGGTAAATGGGACTTGCTCAACGTGCTTTGGCGCAGTTGCTCGACAAGAGAAGATCTGTAATTGCAAGGTGGTGTCTCATGTTTAGCCGTCAACAGACAGCAGAGGAAGTAGCTTCAAAAGAGTTGGCGGCCTCGTTTGGCGACATCCAAAGGTTTTACGCTTGGAAGTATTTGATGGGCGAATTAATTCGGATGAAGTCGAAGGCGGTTGATGATATCGACAAGATCCCGATTGATGATTTGACGGTTCAAAGGATTGCTCAAGCTCGCGGGATTCGGAAGTGTATCGACGACATCATGAGAAAGATTGGGCAGGCAAAGGATGGGGTATGACGGATGAGGAACTTTACCTCGTGGACCAAGACACATTAACAGAGATTTTAATTCGGGCTGGGTTGATCCGGCCATAGATTTTCACGCTTTGGCCACAAGCCATAAAAGGCCGGCCATAGGGAGGAACACACAATGACAGAACAGGAATCGGTCCTAGAAGAGGTAGGCGGCAAGACTTCAGATCAAATCATGGACGAGATACAACGCAAGAAGAAGGAACCCGGAGATCCTCCGCCCGCCAAGGCGAAGATCGAAGAGCTTCAACCTGCGGTGGAACTCGAACCAGAAGATACAGTCAAAAAGCCGGTACCCCCGATAGACAAGCCATCCGAACCCGAGGCACCTTCTGCCCCGGTTGAATCACCCGTCCCTTTCGCAGAGAAAGACAAGGCGGCGACAGAGGAATGGATGAAGAAGAAGGGATTCAAGTCAGTTCAAGACATGGCTCGTTCCATGTGGAATCTCGAAAGGAAGTTGCACAGCAAAGAACCGGAGCCAAATAGGGAGGCTTTGCCTCCTGCGGCCAATGCGCCACCGCTCCGCCAACCGATGCAACCAGCTTCCCAATCTGCTGAAGATGTTGCGAAACATTATGGGATAGATCCGGAAGATCTAGGAAAGATCGGCCCGATTGCTCACGATATCGCGATGTCCATAGTTCAGCAGCAACTCGGTCCGTTGACCGCAAGGCTTAACGCCTCCGAGCGAGTGACTTCACGTAGAACAGCCGTCGAGAAACTGGACGCTGATCCCGCTTTTCATGATCCCGAGGTGCTTAAAGAAATGCACACAATCATGGAAGGCAATCCAACAAACCTCAGAAACGATCCCGCGCCTATGGTCACGGTCTTTGAAACGGCCTTGAGAAATATAGGGCGGAGAAACCTGGAAGGTTTAAATCAGATTCCATCTAATAGTCCACCGACCGATGGGAGTGCTGTTCCAAATGGTCCGCCACCAACCGCAAGGGGAACCGGTGTGAATAGGACAGGGAACGCATTAGGTCCGGGAAAAAATAAGATCACAAACCAACAGTTTGCTGACCTCCCTTTGGCAGGGATGGAAAAGGTCTTAACGGGGATGGGACAGAAATTGGAAATTGACTAAATACCCCAGCAGGAATGGGGGGTGAAATAAATTATGACTGACTTATATACAGATACCAGCGGCGTGACCATTACCACAATGATCGGGAACTATTACGACAAAGTGTTCCTGGAACGCCTCATGGCTAATCTGGTTTACCAAAAGTTCGCTGTTAAGAAGTCGCTTCCAATGAATGAGGGCGACACAGTGATTTGGCATCAGCTGAAAAATCCCGGAACAGGTTACACTCTCGATGAGACTGGAACCCCTGGAACCAGCGCAATGTCAACTCGCAAAGTGTCCGCAACTCAAGTTTGGAAAGCCGACCTCCGCAACGTAACTACTCGGGTCGCTGCTACAGCCGTGAACCCTGTTGTCAAAGAGACAGCAGACGCTCTCGGTTATGGTGCGGCTTTGACCGTAGATAACTTCATTTCCGACGCAATCGGATTTGGGTCTGCGGCTTCGACCGGCCTCGCTAATGCGTCGTCCACCAAGTTTCCTTCGGCCTTTACTCAAGGGTTTCCCTTGTTTGAAGCAAACCGAACGTCAACTTTCTGGGCTGCCATTGGTTTGCAGAACGGTTTCTTCTCTACGGTGACAACTATCGCACACGTGCGAAAGGCTGTTACTGAATTGAAAAAGCTCGATGCTATGCCGTTTGAAGACGGGAACTATCGCGGAATCGTGAGTCCCACGGTTTCGGATCAAATCAGGGCTGACTCTAACTTTGCAACCTGGATGGCTTACACCAACCGGAGTGCAATGGAACGAGGAAGACTTGGAGTGATTGAACGCGTCTTGTTTGAGGAAAGTTCTCAGGCAATGACCGTTGCGATTCTCGCTTCAACTTATTCCGGGTATGTTTCAGGTGGTGGTTCCTTGTATGGAACTCTCATCGTCGGAAAAGGTGCTTATGGTGTAACCAAGCTTCGTGGCCAAGATACGAAAGTTAATATCGTCTCGGGAGCAGATAAGAGCGACCCTCTCGATCAGCGTACCTACATCGGGTACAAGATCGCGGTGGCGGCTAAGATTCTGAATCCTTCGGCTGGTATTATCATGACGTACAAAAGCGGCGACTAGACAATATTTCCAAAGTCCCTCTCGTCTGATTTCCCCCAGGCGGGGGGGCTTTGGGAGCTTAAAAGGAAGAGAATGAAAAGTTTAATCATAGGCAGAGGCGAAGTAGGACAAGCATTGTTTGAGGTCATCAAACCTTATCACGCGACATATATCCGTGATGTTGGGGAGTGTGATCTTCCTGATATTGAAGTGATGCACATCTGTTTTCCAGATAGTGACGAATTTATCGCTGAAGTTAAGAGATACCAGAAGAAATACAAACCAGATTTAACAATCATCCATTCTTCCATCACGATTGGAACGACGGAACAGATCGGGGGCCACATTGTTTACTCTCCGATCAGAGGGAGACACCGGCCGAAACTTTCGGTAGAACTCAAATTCTTCCCAAAGTTTATTGCCAGCGCGAACGAGAAGGACTCGGATATCGCGTCGAAGTATTTCAAGGAATGCGGATGGGAGGTGTTTTCAACCAAAGACGTAGAGGGAACCGAGTTAAGTAAGATGCTGTCAAATATCCATATGGGGATCGAGATCGCATGGGCGCAAGAAGTGGACCGAATCTTAAAACATTTTGAAGCAAATCCGTTGACGTATGAAAAATGGGAAGAGAGTTACAATGCTGGTTATTTCAAATTGCTCCAACCGCATATGATGAGGCCGATCATGAGACCGGATCCGATCGGCGGACATTGTATTTTGGAGTGCGTTGAAATATTAAGGCAACAATTTTCTTCACCTATCTTTGAGTTTGTGAGGTCAAGCAATGAAGAAACGAAAAGTAACAAAAGCAAAAAAGAAGGTAGTTGAACCCGCGCCAGTGGATGCGCCGGTTGCTCCTAGCCCGGCAACCTGTAAAACGCTGACAAAGAAAGCGGAGAAGGCTATTGGTGGTCTTGAAGACAAATGCGCTCGTGGCGGTTGCGGTCACCCTCGCCGGATGCACATATTCAATGGGGTAGGCGAAGAGTGTCATCTTTGCCCTTGCGTCGATTTTCTTGAGGTTTAATGAAAAAGAAAGCCAGTTCGGAATTCATAACTTTCAGCAAGCCCGATATCTCAGATGAGGAGATTCGGGCCGTTGCTCATGTTATGCGGTCCGGCTGGTTGTCTACGGGCAAGGTTGTCCAAGAGTTCCAGACAGAGTTCGAGAAGTTCATCGGTGGCGGGTACGCTGTGGCCGTATCGTCTTGTTCTGAGGCCCTGGTAGCCTCTTTGACGGTTGCCTGCATCGGAAGCGGTCATGAGGTTATTATCCCCGCCATGACGTTCCCAGCCGTGATAAACGCAGTCCTACAAGTGGGAGCCAAACCGGTGCTTGTTGATGTAACAGCTTCGGGCCATATTGACCCCAACTTGGTTCAGTACGCTATCACCGAAAAGACCAGGGCAATTATTGCGGTCCACCACGCTGGCGCGCCATGCGACATGGATGAGATAAACAGGCTTGCCAAGCGCCAGAATTTGATAGTGATTGAGGACGCGGCCCACGCTTTCGGAGGTTCGTACAAAGGGCAAAAGATTGGAACGATAAGCCATTTCACCTGTTTCAGCTTTTATCCCACGAAGAACATCACTTGTGGCGAGGGTGGGATGGTGATTTGTCGATACCCGGACCACGCAACTCGAATCAAAACGCTTATCCTTCAAGGGCTTACGATGGGCGCTTGGAAGAGATACGGCAGGGATACGGTTTGCAATTACCAAGTCGAGTTCCCCGGCCACAAAGGGAATATGTCTGACATCCATGCGGCCATAGGATTGGCGCAGTTAAGACGCTGGCCGGAGCTTAGAGAGAAGCGGGCCAAGGTCTGGAAGGTTTACGAGAAATCGTTCGATGATAAAAAGGGAGATGGTCACTCTCAGCACATCTTTGAGATTCGATCCCCCAGAAGAGACAAATTAAGACAGGCTTTATATGAAAGAAAGATCGGGACCGGGATACATTTCAAGCCGTTACATTTGGAGCCGGCCTACAAGTTCTTGAGATACGGAGAGGGCGATTTCCCGAAAGCGGAAAGGATCGGGGCAACGACGATAAGCCTTCCGGTTTCCTCGACAATGACGGTAGCAGATGCGGAACGAGTGGTTTTAGAGGTAATGAATTTTGAACTCAAATAATTCGGGATCAAGTAAGAAGGTGTTCATCTGCGTCAAAGACGATATTGTGCCAAAGTACAGTTTGACGCATGACAGTCATGAGCTTCTGATTAGAGACCTGGGCCTCAGGGATGAGGACTTGCTTAATCGAAAATTTGTCCGGGTCCAGATATGGCCGAGGGGGTGTTGGTTTGATCCTATGCTCCGGTTTAATGGTTGGGGCGTGAGTGTTGATGAGGAGAATAGTTTGCCAGCTTGGTTTGAAGAGGACCGGGAATTATGGTTTGACCGATGCATGGATGCGCTCGATAAATATATTATTCCTCATGTTGCGAAAGGGATTTATCCCGGCGATCTTTCGATCAACGAGAACGTGACGAGCGACAATTTAAAAGAGGTTAGGGGAAGTCTTTATGTAAATGGGAACGCTGTTTTGACGGCTTCGAATCTAAACAAGATCGGTGGGAAACTTAATGTTTCCAGTAACGCAAAAAAAATATGAACTTAATTGAGATCGAAAAATGCCTGATCGCGATGGGCAAAGAGAACAGGAACCAGCATAAGGACCTGTTGGCTATCGAAATTGAGCATGGGCAAATGCTTCATGATCGCATTATCAAGAAACGGCCTGAGAATGTGGTTGAGGTTGGAACCGGGCATGGCTATTCAACTTCTTGGATGCTCTTGGCTTTAGAGAAAAACGGGTTTGGCCATCTCCATACGATTGACATCAATAGCTACAGAGGGGAGGGCCGGATATGGGAGAAGCTGGCGATACCGGATGGCCGATTGTCTCTTATGGGCGAAACACTTCAAAAGAATATCGATTATTTACCATCCAAGATCGATATGGCCTTCTTGGATTCGGATCATCAGATCGGAGATATTGTTGATGATATTGAGCTGCTCATGCCGAGGCTTACCATAGGGGGAGAGATTGCGGTTCATGATATTGCCTATATCGAAGAAATGGGCCGATGTTTAAAAGATTATTTTCATGGGATCAATTCGCACAGATTGAATCATTGCGGAGTCACAGCGAAGCCGGGGAACAAATGGATTTACGAAGATTTCAAAACGTCAAGCGGTCTGGGGATCGCTACCAAAAAAGGGGAAACAAAATGACAATCGAACTACAAAGAGAACCGTTGATCTCATTTATCGTACCGGTTTACAAGGTTGATAAAGACCTATTTAAGCGGTGCATCATGAGCCTTATCGATCAAGACTATTCAAATATTGAGATCATTTGCGCGTTTGACGGTATTGATCCGGAACTGCTTAAGGTGCCGATGTCGTTCCACAAAGATAAACGGGTGAAGGTTGTCGAGATTAAACATGGCGGCGCACCTGCGGCCCGGAACGCCGGGTTTGAGGCTTCCAAGGGTGAGATCGTTTCGTTCTTCAATAGCGACTACATTGCAAAACGTGGAATGGTTCGGATGTGGATCGACGAGTTGCAAACTCATCCAGATTGCGGATTCATTTATGGAGCTTACGAGTACGGGACAAAGGACCGGGCCTGGTATCCCTCTAAATCGTTCAACGCATTTGAATTGAAGCAAGCGAATTTTATTGATTGCGGGTTCCCTCTTTGGAGAAAGCACGTTGTCAAATGGGATGAGAAAGTTAAGAGCCTTCAGGATTGGGATTTCTGGTTGCGTGTTGTGTTTGGGGAACCGGTTGGAGAAGATGTCAAAGTCAAAGGCCACTTCCTTAAAAGGGAAATTAGTTTTATTGCACAGATTCCGCAAGCGGGCGGATTATCTTACGATTCAGAGGATAACTGGATTGATCGGGTCAAGTATATCCGAGATAAACATAGTATCCCGACATCCAAGATGGTGGTCACTTCGATGGGTGCGCCCTATCACGGAACAGAGATCGCCAAGATGCTCGGCGCAGATTATCGGGATGATACGATTTTCAAGAAGAACGAATACAAGTCGATCTATATGATCGGGTTCTATACCAAGCCGACGGATGAGGGGAACCCTCACGCCCAGGTACTCGCGAAGTACGACAAGCAAATTAAGATTGTCCATTTCGTCGGTGCGGATATTTACTGGTTGAGGAAGTTCACGCATGAGGATTTAAAATATTTGGCTGGCGCGTTGAACTTAAAGGTAAACCATATCCTTTGTGAAACAGAATTGGCTCAAAAGGAATTGGCTGAGATGGGGATCAATAGCAAGGTTGTCCAGATTCCTCCTTACCAAGACTTTGATGTCATGCCGCTTCCTGAGAAGTTCAGCGTTGCTATCTTTTTAACAGGGAAAAGCGACTTTGATAAATATTGTTATGAAAAGACTCTTTCGGTTGTCCGGGCGATGCCTGACATCCAGTTTTGCGCTTACGGTGACGGCGGGAAGAACTTGATTTATCCGAACATGACTCATGCCGGGAACATGGATAAGGCGGATTGGAAGAAATTTGTTTATGCGAATTCATGCTACTTGAGGATCGTCATGCACGACACCAGGCCGATGGCTTCAGATGAATTCATTTTGGCCGGCAGGGATGTGATAACGAATGTCCCGATGGCTTACATGGAATACATTAAGACCGGCGGCGACTTGGAACGAAACGAATGGGACACCTTCGCGTCCAGGTTTAGCAATACGTTATGGCCTTCGACAAAGAAAAGTATCGTCCAGCGGATTCGGGAAGTGAAAAGGTTCCAGCCGTATTCTTTGGATCGGAGAGAGAAGGCGAGCAAATACTTTAAAGATAATTTGAATCGAGACAAATATATCCACACGATCAAAGAGATGGGGGGAATACTATGAAGCCGAAAGTTTCATCGTTTTTGAAAGCAATGCGCCCAGTGTTTCCCTTGCAGGATGAGACAAACGTGAGAATTGGTAACTCCGAATTGAGTAGCTATCTCATGTTGTTTCTTGCCTTGTTTTCTAAGTGCGTAGATTCTTTCTATGTCTTTTATGGTAAGTCTTGCATTGTGGTGGCTGCTTCCACGAGGCATACGTTTTCGTTGCGCGGCATCTTCCATGTTTTGAGACTGATTTCCTACATAAAGATGTTTAGGATTTACGCATTTCGGATTGTCGCAATGATGACAGACATACATTTCTTTAGGTATTTTTCCTTTATGAAATTCCCAGGAATAACGATGAGCAAGTATTCGGCCTCCTTTCCTTCCGTTGCTGAGCCTACCGTAGCCACCATGATTCATAGGGCCAATCCAATTCCAGCATTTGCGTGTTTTGCGAACATAGCGAAAGAATCTTTCCTCAAGTGTCGGGACAGGATATTTTCTTATTCTCATGATATGTCCAGGTCTAAAATTGCTTTCTTTTTGTTTAACAGGGGTACCGCATCCACATTCACACAGTTGCATAATTTCGTTCCTCCTTATCTTGGGTTGGAACATAATACTAAATTATTGGGGGAAATATGAAAAATCCACTCGTCTCTTTTGTGGTGCCTTCTCGCGACAGAATCGAATGGGTGGCGGAGTGTGTGTCGGGGTTGTTGGCTCAGACATTGGATGAGATCGAGGTTGTCATTGTGAACGACGGCTCGATTGATGGGACCAAAGAGTTCCTTAATGAATGGCTGGGCGATAATAAGCGGGTCCAGATTTACCACAACGAGAAATCAGTAGGAGGTGGCCTATCGAGGAATAAAGGAAATGAATTGGCGAAAGCTCCTTTGATCGCTGTTTGTGATGACGATGATTGTTATCCGATCCAGCGGGCGGAGCGGGTTGTTGAGTTCTTTGAGAAGTACCCGGAAGGGCATATGATGACGGCGCCTTATGTCCGGATTGGATACGACAACGATGTTTTGGAATACTTCAACGGAGAACATTTTAACGAGAAGCTTTTCAAAGAAACCGGATCAGTGAATTACTTTTGTCATCCTGGTTGCGCGTACACAAAGAAGGATATCCTTGAGGCCGGCGGGTACAAAGCGGAAACAAAACTTCAGACCGATGATCTTCAGTTGGTTTACGATTGGATACATGCCGGGAAAAAGATCACGATCCAGGAAGGCGAATACCTTTGTATGCATCGTGTTTTGCCTCATTCGATGATGGCCCGGATGAGAGGATTCAAGGAAGAGTGGGGTGGGAAATCATGAGCCAAATGAAAGAGAAGGAAATTTTAACTCGGGAGCAGATGATTCAATCTCATGAAAATTATCGAGATATCATGCCCCAGGGGATCGAGGCTTATCCGTTCACCCAATCGAGGATACTCCCTATCGTTTATGAGATCCCGGAAGGTGCGAAGGTTTTGGATATTGGGTGCAATTCAGGCGAGTTCATGTTGTTACTGAAAGAAAAAAGGCATTGCGATGTAACGGGTGTGGACGTTTCGGCTCCGGTTCTTGATATCGCAAAGAAGAAAGGACTCAATGTTGTCCTCTGCGATGCTGACGATTTACCGTTCCCGGACAAAACTTTTGACGTTGTTACGCTCATGGAAACATTGGAACATTTTAACGATCCGATCCCATACCTAAAAGAGATCCGGCGCGTCCTGAAGAAAGACGGGATACTTTTGGGGTCGTGTCCACACAACAATTTAGAACGTCATATCTGGTCGGATGATCGGCTCCACTGTCAGTATTACGACGAGAATGGACTCAGGAGCGATTTGGATAAGGTTTTCAAAAAGTCTTATATCCGAGCCTTGAACGGCACTGAATTCTCGATGGCGTTTTCATCGACTTTCCTACAAAGCGAGCCGGTGGAATTGCTTTTTAAATCGGGCGGGAAGATGATCGACAAATGGGAAGCGGAGATGAGGAAAGAAAAGAAGCTCCGCGTTTGGTTCGGGTTCACCCAGCTTTCCGGGACGGTCTATTACCGGATGCGCGGGTTCGCGGACAAGATGCACAAGTACGGAGTCGAGGCGGCCTATGAGGATTTCAGGTATGACGGGTCCGAATCTCAATCCGATTGGCAGAACCGGGTTGTTTACCCTTTGCATGACGGTAAGTTTGAATGGTCAAAATGGTTATTGGGTAATTTTTTCCAGAGGCTCTTAACAGTGGCCCATATGTCCGTTTGGCAGATCGCCGGGAACAGGTTCGTATTGGCTTTCCTTCATACCATCAAAGGGGTTTTCAAAAAGCCGGTTGTTACGGAAGTCGATGATTGGCTCTTGGATCTGCCGGCCTACAATATCGCGTCCCATCCATTCAAGCCGAATTCTGAATCGGAATGGATTGCGATGGAACAGTTAAAGCTTTCAGATGCTTTGATTGTTTCGACCCAGTTCATGATCGATCATTTAAAAGAGATATTCCCAAATAAACCGATGCACCTGGTTCCCAACGGGATCGATTTTGATATTTGGGACAATTTGGACAAACAGCTTGCGCCCGAGATCAAGGGAACCGAGAAGGCCCCCGGTGTGATCCGAATCGGGTACACGGGTTGCGGGAACCATATCGGTGACTTGAATTTGATTAAGCGGCCTCTTTTGAAATTGTTGGAAGAGTTTCCGAATCTGGATTTCATAATAGCGAATCGTTTCCAGGTTGGAGACCTTAAGCTCTGGCCGGATGTCGATCATCCGAGGGTCAGGTTTCTGGAACGATGGGTGTTGATGGATCGCTACCCATACGAGATCAATACTTGGAAGATGGATATCGGGGTCGCTCCATTAAGGGACAATAATTTTAACTGTTCCAAATCGAACTTAAGATTTATCGAATATAGTGCGCTTCATATCCCAACAGTGGCTAGCCCGGTTTACCCATTCAGGAACAGCATAGAGCATGGAAATACAGGGCTTTTATGTAGTTCAGAATTAGAATGGTATGAAAGTTTACGAAGTCTTATTGTTGATGAGAAGAAAAGACGGATGATGGGGGAGAATGCATATTTATATATTAAAGAGTATCATGATATGGATAAAATCTCGGAAAGATATGCTGGAATATTAAAGGAAATTGAGGGGAATTTTAAAGGGGAAGGAATATTGGGGAACTTGGGGAAAATAGGAGTTAAAGAAGATGTTTCCAAGTTTGCTTTGTCACAATCAGCCATATAGTGTGGTGTTGAACGCCATATTTTTCAGCAAGGTATCTAGTGCTAGTTTTTCTTGGTGTGTAAGATTTTCTTATTTCATAAACCTTTTTGTTGGTGAGTTTTGCTTGTCCAGATCGTTCTCCATGCGTAATAAACTTCCTTCCTTTTTTAATGCAATCCAGCGCATTGTCTTTTCGTGTTCCAAGCCAAAGATGTTCAGGGTTTACGCAGTTTCGTACATCGCACGTATGGAGAACGCAAAGTTTACCTGGAATCAGGCCATAACGGAAAAACCAAGACATCCGATGGGCAGATTCTTTTTTGCTTGGCCAACCGCCATTATCTGTTGCTCCATATCCGGTTGGATCAATCGCACCTTTCCAATACCAGCAATCTTTGGTTTTTTTAACATATTTAAAAAATCGATCTCTGATCGGAATTCTTTTCCTTGGATTCAGATGTTTCCTCATGGATCAATTCTAGCACATGGAGGGCTAAATGGATAGACAATCTTTAGAAACGGAAATTGGGTATTTATTGGGAGATCCCCAACACAGCAGGTGGAGTGTAACTAAGCTCAGGGAAAGAATTGAGTATGCACAGCAACAAGTCCAAGCTCTTACAAATGCAATAAAGCAGGTCAATACTTATACGCCTGTTGCCGATACGAAAGAGGTAACGGTTGGATCGGATATCGTAGATATAACAAGAGCTACGTTTACCGATTCTAGTGGTGAGATACGTCCATTAACAGGGAAATCTCGTATTGATTGGGATTTTTATCATCCAAATTGGGAGAACGAAGACTCCGGGCTTCCTACCGAATTCAGTTACGACGCTTCAAATCGTCAGGTAATCTTACGGCCTAAACCTTCCTCCGACCATGCAAATGCTGATGCGCTCAAACTATGGGAAGTCAATATCCCGACGGTCTTGTCTGGTTCCACATCGGAACCCTTCGAGGCTAACCAGGCTATGCAAAACTACGCGATGTCGATTGTTCATTGGGTGGTTGCTCAATGTTTTCAAGATGATGGAACTCCTGAAGCTTTATCAAAATCCAGGTTCCACAGATCTAACAACGTGGATGACCCCGGCGAATTCGAGAAATGGATCAAGCTCATCAATTCCAAGTTTAATGCGGTAACAGAGATCCCCGCGAGGGTCAAATGGTATCCGCAAGGCGGTCGGGTAGGTGGAATCGGTCGGCCTTCAAAGACTAACCCCTTAGGATAAAACTATGAAAAAACTAATTATTGGATTATTTTTCTTTTTCGGTTGCGCTGGGATTCAATCTCAAGACTACCGCACGATGATTATCTCTCCGTTTGGGACGCTAAACAACACGGACAATTCCATTATTCTCCCTAATCACATGGCCCAGGATATGTTGAATGTAGATATCACAGAGTATGGATCGATCAAGAAGCGGGACGGGTACGGGCTGGCTTATACCTTGGACCATACGACTTCGGCGGTCCACGGCATTTATCATTTCTATGATTCGTCTGGGAATGATGTTTCTCTGTTCTTTAATGATGTCGATATGATCTCCGAGGTCAATGGATCTTCAACAACTTTGTTTCAAGGTAAGACCTTCGGAGCAACTTATCAGTGTACTGACTCTGAAGGGTATGCGTATTGCGTTAATTCTTCACGAGACGGATTATTCAAAACAGATGGCGCGACTTATTCTGACATAGGACCGTCTTCGACCGGTACGATGATTACCAGTACCGTTGAGAGGTTGGCTATGGCCGGATTCGTTGCAGCACCTAACCGTCTCGATGTTTCAGAGGCCAATGATTTTTCGGATTGGACTCCGGCCGGGGAACCGACTGATCCGATACAATTTAAGATTGTTTCTCCGGGGCCAGAACTTCGACATATTACTTATGCTTTTGGCCGGATCATGTGGTTTAAGGATGAGAGCTTCGGTTATCTTATGGAAGGACCAACTCAGACAGATTGGACGCTTCGGATTGTGTCGCACAATATTGGAACGCTTAATAATACGTCTGTCTACTATAACGGGATTCTTTATTTCCAAGCACAGGACAGCCACTTTTATGCTTATGATGGCGCAAGCCTAACTAAACTGAGTAAAGACATTTCGTCTATTACTGATGATATCCAAGTTAATACGACAAATTCCTGGACGGAAACATCAAGTGCAGATTTTGATAATGGATATTTTATTAATGGCGTTTCTGTTGATACGGAGACTGTAGCAAATCAACTACAAATGACTTTTCCAGATGCTTTTGCTTCTTTCCGAGATGGGACGAGTGGTACAAAGGTGGTATGGGAAGAAGGGGGGTCAACATTAGGTAGTGGCTCTGGCGATGCTTCTGTTAGCGGTGGCGAATTGGTAATCCAGACAGATCAAAACATTGGATTTTATACAGTTGGGTTTGTTGAACCTTTGCCAAGTTTCAGTGCAGGAACTACATTTCATTTCGAAATAGTAGATTATCCATTTTATGTTTCCCAGACTCCGTACCTTGCTTTTACTTTAACCAATTCTTCTACTTTAGCTGATGTTCCAGCCGGTCTCAGCGAAAGACTTGAGCTGATCATTCAGTCTACTTCCGCTGGGAAGATTTTCATCAATTATATAAAGGAAGATGAGGGGAATATTTGCGCCGATAATACATCTTCAACTAAGTGTGGATCAATTTACGATCAACCAGCTACTTTCGATTTCTTTGTTGATGCGTCCAATTATCAGTTGAAAATCAATGACATTCTTGTCAGTAGTTTAACCCATAATTTAGCAGCGGGATCTATTTATGCTTATTTTTCTTTAACTGATTCAAATCAGGGAACAAACAGGATTGTAAATATTGACGATTTTGGTGTTAAGCCGTCTACAATGAGTTACTACTCTGAGGTTCACAATGCTGCGAATTTAACAGCGTGGGGAAGCTTCGTTGGGAATAAAAGCGATGACGGTGGGACACATGATATTTATATCCGAGCGGCAACGGAAACTTTCACATCGGATTCCTCGACTCCTTCGTGGGTAAGCGCAACTTTCGGTACAATTCCAACAATGTCCACAGGATCATTTATTCAAATGCGGGATGATTTTTCTATCGCATATGCGACCCAGGCGCCTGCCTTGTATGATTTTACGTTTAATTGGCAAGAAGGTTCGGTAGAAGATAAGACCTATGCTGTTTATCATGAAGACGCAATATGGTGGGCGGTAGCTTCTGGGGCTGGGGTTACAGCCAATAATTATATTCTTAGGCTTGATTTGTTTAATCGGGGATGGGGTCTTTACAATATCGGAATGAATGGAATGCTGATAAAAGACAACAATTTGTTTTTTGGAAGCGTTTCCAGTGGATATATTTATCAATTTGGGAGCGCCACTAATGATAACGGCTCTGATATAGAAGCTTACTGGAAATCAAAGGATTATCCTGTTTCCAGTTTGTTCACAGAAAAGGAATTTAATCGAGTATCGGTTGCGGCTGCTAGTGATGCTGGGTCAAATGTAACTTTGACTTATGAATTGGATGGAAGCACATCAACAAATTACAGTATTGGCCTTGAAGACGCGAATTCTGATTTCATCAAGAACAACCGCAACCTTGCGGCTGGTGAAACAGGTCAAACCATAAACTTTAAGATTGGCAATGACGCAGCAGACCAACCTTTTGAAATCTTCGGTATCCAATTCGGGTACAGATCCAAACCTTGGAGGCCGACAGAATGAAGTTAAGATATTTAATTCCTCTATTGTTTTGTGGTTCTTTGGTTTTTGCTGAAGGGCCAGCGTTTCAGCATAAAGATCCATTTATTCAGCAGGAGTTTGAGAACGCTTACCAAGATATTCGGACGGTTCTTGGGCTGAATGGTTCCGCGCGGTGTATCGACGGTCCAACCTTTTGCGTGGATACGGTTAATAATCTGGTTGGGATCGGGGTTTCTCCGAGCTATAAGTTGCATGTCAGTGGTTCAAATACGGGTGTTGTTATCAATAACGCACTTACAAACTCTGCGGCTTCATTCATTCTTCAAAATAGTGATACGAACCATGCTGGCTTTGTCGCTTACGGGCCTACCCACGCTTCTTTGGCAAATGAAGTGGCATTGAAAAATTATCATCCTACTGGGGATCTTGCGTTTTACACTAATAACATTGCCCGGATGCGTATTGATTTTGTCGGAGATTTAATTATTGGCCCTGGTGTAAGCTATTCCGACAATATTCAATCAACAGCTGATGCTTTTGGAACACAGGCAATTCATTTGGCGTTGAACGCGCATCCCTCTGCAAATCGAAGCTGGACTCATATCATAAGCAAAAACAATGATAGCTTCTGGGGACCTTACGGTTATCGGATATCACCGTATGACACCGGGAATCTTGGAAACTATGCGATATCAACTGGTGCTGGCGACTTCATAGTTGGTGGCGGTAGGGCCGTTACGCCGGACGCTGGAACAAACTTTGTTACCAATCTTAGGGTATATCAAGAGGGGTGGGTCACTCAACCCAGGCAACCGTCGTTTTCTGTGACGCATAATGCGAGCCAAGATGATGTTACCGGAGATGGGACGGAAGTTGCCATAATCTGGAATGTTGAAACGAAGGATTTAAACAATAATTTCTCCGGCAATACATTTACGGCTCCGGTGGAGGGGTTTTATCAGTTCAGTCTTCTTGTCGCTTACTCTGGTATCGACGTTACGCACGAAGCTATGCAAGTCCGGATAAATACTAGTAATCAAGTATTTATCGCTCAGCTCCCGACAGTGAATAGTGCCGCACTTGCGACACCGATAGTTCCGTTTTCTGTTCTAGCATGGATGGATGCAAACGATACTGCGACCGCTTCTGGTAAAGTTGCGACGGGAAATAAAGTGGTTGACATATCGGCATCAAATTGCTTTTTTTCCGGATTTTTAAATTAGGAGAGTTTTATGAAAAAAATACTTGTTTTAATGTTTACTGTTTGGGTTGCTTTGTGCGTCCAGTCCCCGCAGAGCGAGATTGACGCTGTTGAGGATTCTGTAGTTGACGCTCATGTCTGGCTTGAAGGCGCATGGGATGGGAAGGTAAGCGGAAGCGAGAGTCATATCATAGACAAAGAAACCAAGATTTCCATTAAAGCAGAAGAAGATATCCCAGCCGGAAAGGTCGCAATCATTCAGAAACATTTTAACAGACCTGATTACAGAAATAAAAGAGATAGAGAGGCAGAGCGGGAAGAGAGGGAAGAGAGGGAAGCTGAAAGAGGAGGCGAATAATATGGGAACGACAATAGATTATTTCGATGAAGAACAAAGACCTGTGGTTCGTGGCGGGGAGAGTCCCACCTACGAACCGGGCGCAACAGCATTTGATAAATACAAGGCAAATTATGATTGGGCGGTAGAAAAAGGGTTGCCCTGGGGCGGGATGGATACGAACTGGCAACATTTCTATGAAGATACCGGGCCAGGAAGCACTGCGGTTGAGCAGCGCGTTTACGATACCGCGAGAGAGATTCTTGGCCGAGATATAACAGAGGCAGAATTTTATCAGTTCATCCCTCAATTCCCCTATGAAACAGGTGGCCATCTTCAGGGTAAAGCGTATCTCGGTCAAATTGCTCAACGCGAAGCCGATAAAGCTGAAGAGGAAGGGGAAGTCAAAGATCCTTCTGAGTTCCATGATTCTGTTCGCGGAATCTTTGGCGATATCTTAGGTCGCGATCCTTCCGAAGACGAGATAGAACATTACTCTGGGATGATGGCAGAGAATGGGATTGATGCTTTTGAGCTGAAGAGCTTCCTTCGCCAAGATCCTGAATTCTTGAAACAGCAAGACGTTGCGTTTCGTGAGGGCTTAGCGGAAGAGACTTTGGGTTTTCAAGAGAAAGCCTTTGGCCGGATGACCCCTCAGATCATGTCACAGTTCAAACGAAGCGGAACGCAGCATTCCACGGCGCTTGACTTCGCTATGACTGATGCAGCTGCAAAGCTTGAGGAAGGCCGGCAACGGTATCTTTCTGGTTTATCGGCTCAGCAGTACGGTGGTCGCCAAGGTGTCGCTCGCCAAGACTATCAGCAACAATTAAATCAATATCTCGGCGATCAAGCTTACCAGCGTAGTCTTAAGGCGTATGGAACTCAACGTGAAGATTACATTCAAGATGTTTATCGCAATCGGGCTTGGGAAACCGCAGATTATGCTCAACAGGCCAGGGATTATGCGAATTGGGCTGAGAGCCAAGGTGGAAGCGGTACGAATTGGTGGGAACCCGCTGCGGGTGCGGCTACGGCAGTCGGTGTGGGTGCAGCCACAGGTTGGAACCCGTGGGCGATGTCGGCTGGCTACCAATTCGGTTCTGGCACCGCAAGATCATTTAGTTAAGGAGGCAATCAATATGGCATTAAATTTCAGACCGTATCCCGTTCAACAGAAGCGGGACAAATGGGGAGAAGTTAATCGGACACTTCAAAGTATTATTCCTTTACTGAGTCGAGCGATACAGTTTTCTCAGAATAAAACGGCGTTGGCCGAAAGAGAAAAGCTGGCTGGTGAAGATAGGGATTATACCTTGGAACAGCGAAGGGTAAGGGCGGAGGATCGGGCGACCGGCCTTGAGGATAAGAAGGTTAAACGTCAACGCGATACCATGAGATTTAAGCAATGGCAAGCGGATCAGAATAAGCCACAGAAGCCGCCTGGTGAGACACCATGGGAAAAGTCTCAGCGATCGATTGCTACTGGAAGGGTGAAGACATTTGAAGGAATAGATCCAGGGCAACGTCCGGAGTATTTGGAAAGTTTAGGCCCTGAACCTTTCCGGGCGGCCGGGTTCAATGTTTCACAGAAAGCGCCTACAATTCAAGATCCTAACTGGTGGGATCAGATAAAGTCTTTTGGAACGGCACAGCCAAGATATGTTCCCGGTGCTCCTGTTTTAAGAGAAAGTCCGCGGCGGGACCCTCAACAGGGACCCCAACAAGCAGGAGGAATGCCTTCAGCTTTCAAGCCTACCCCCGGCAATCTTCAATGGTGGAATAGTCTTTCTCCTGAAGCGCAAAATCAAGCGAGGTTAAAATATGGCCAATGATTTCCTTCGCCCCCCAGATGGATTTATAGGGGAAGAGGAAACACTGGTTCCGCCGGATGGGTTAATAGCAACAGCACCGAGGCCGCAACCATCGCTTCCCCCTTTGGCTCCCCCGGATGGGTTAATTGATGCGCCGGCTCAAGCTGCTTCCCCTCCTAATGTTCCACGTGGAACAATGCCTATGTCGCCCGATGTTGGCCCGCCACCGGGGATAGTAGAACCGCCCCAGCCAGGAAGGGCTGGCCGCTTATTCCGTAAAGGACTTAAAGGCGCTGGCCGGTTCGTTCAACAGGCGGCCCAGGCTTATGAACCTTATCGACGTTCTCAGCTTGGCGCCCCCAGGCAGTTACTTGGGAAAGGCCGTGAATTAATTGGCAAAGGTTATGAGAAAGGCGGTGAATTCGTAGCGGAAACCTTGGCAAAAGAAGGGTTGGATCCGATGGTATCGGCTGGCCTTGGGACATTAATAAGTATAACCCCAGAACTGATTGAAACGGCGTTCTTTACAGAGGGAGTTTTCAAGCCTATCGGGAAAGCGTTAAACAATTTTATTAAAACCAAGAATATCAAGGTATCTCTTTCTCCTGATGATATTCGAGAATTTAGAGGACTCTATGCTAAAGAACGC